GGGCTGATGGTTGGGTGCCGGCTGGAGGTGTGCCACCGACACCCAGAGTGTCGCAATGATTAATTACTCTGTCAACTAGACCTTCAGATCTTCTTCACTTAGAGATCTTAAGATCTAATAGGCCCCCTTAAGGGGGGCCTTAATTAAGAACGTTAAGTTAATTAAAAGGGTAGTAATAAATTTTTGACTGTCAAGGGGTAAATTTGAACTAAATATGACCAATGATCTAGAAACCAGACAAAGCGCCCGCTTTTGGGCGGGCTTTGTGATTCAGACGATGAAAAAAAACAGGAAAATAAACTTGATCGAATATCCGGCATCTGATATCGTCACTAGGTGTTGGTGTGAGAGGTTAGGTAATGATTCAGTCCCCGACAGTTGATCAAATCAGAGCAACGAGGCAATCGCTAGGGTTGACACAGTCAGCCGCAGCACGATTGATCTACGTTGATCCCTCGGCATGGGCACACTGGGAGCGGGGAAAAACACCGATGCACAGGGCGTTCTGGATATTGTTTTTGATTAAATCGGGGCTTTTGGAGGTGGGGAGGTGAATTTAACCCCCAAGCAAGAAAAATTCGCACAGGCGGTCGCTTCGGGGATGACCCAGGCCGACGCCTACCGACACGCCTACAACGCCGAAAATATGGCAGATTCGACGATTTGGGTGAAAGCCAGCGAACTGGCCGCAGACGGTAAGGTTTCGGGAAGGATCAAATCCCTCCAAGAATCCGCCGCAATCGACGCCCTGTGGTCACGGGAATTGTCGATAAGAACCAAGCGCCAAGCCCTGAAAATCGCCATCGACAAAGGTGATAGCCGGGCCATCATCCAGGCCAGTGAATCACTAGACAAACAATACGGACTTGAACCAGCCCGAAAAGTCGATATAACATCCAGCGACGGATCAATGTCCCCGAATAAGCGCCGCCCGTTCGAGGATTTGACCGACGAAGAGCTTGACGAAGAGCTTGCACGCCGTGGCCTGAAACGGGCTGACATAGGGTTATGAGTTGGGAAAATGTCGATATTGTCGAAGAGGCCAAAATCCGTGCCAGCCAACGTAACCTGTGGGACTTTCGCCAATTCCAACATCCCAACCTGATTCCCGGCTGGTTCCCCCGTGTTTTATCCGGCAAAATCCAACAATTCTGGAACGACCTGCAAGCCGGAAAACGACCGATTTACATTATCTGCACCCCTCCACAGCACGGCAAATCCTCGGCAATTACCGACGCCGTGGCCTGGATTGCCGGTCAGGACCCGTCAAAAAAGGTTATTTTCGCCTCGTTTTCCGACCGCCTGGGGGTCCGCACCAACTTGGCCCTGCAACGGATTTACGACAGCGAGCGTTATCAACTGACCTTCCCCAAGACCAGAATAAACCAGTCGAATATCGTCACAGTGTCTGGGTCTGGCCAGTACCGCCGCAATAGTGAACTGTTGGAGTACGTCGATCAAGGGGGGTATTTTCGCAATACCACGGTTGGGGGGCCAATTACCGGGGAGTCACTAGATATTGGAATAATTGACGACCCCATCAAGGGCCGGGCCGAGGCGCAGTCCGAGACGATCCGCAACAAAACCTGGGACTGGTTGATGGACGACGTTTTTTCCCGATTCTCCGATAAAGCCGGGCTGTTGCTGGTAATGACCCGCTGGCACGTTGACGACCCGGCAGGGCGGTTGCTGGCCAATCGTGACGATGTGACCTTGATCCAATTCCCGGCAATCGCTGAGGCCGACGATGAATACCGCCGGGCCGGTGAAGCTTTGTTTCCGGAATTTAAGCCACTGGACTTCCTTTTGGAACGTCAGGCCGAGCGAGGGGCCGCATCCTGGGCTAGCCTGTACCAACAGCGGCCAGTGGTCGAGGATGGTAACATATTCAAACCGCAGAACATCGAGGTAGTCCATACCATACCACACGGGATAACCTGGGTTAGGGGTTGGGATTTGGCCGCCACCCGGAAAGACGGCGACTGGACCGTCGGAGCCAAGTTGGGCCAAAAAAACGGAGTGACATACATTGTCGACCTACAGCGCATCCAGGGAGGCCCCGAGGATGTCGAGCGGTTGATAGTGCAGACCGCCCAGCTTGACGGTTGCCGACAGTCGATACCCCAGGACCCCGGCCAAGCCGGCGTCGCGCAGATGAACTACCTATCCAAAAAATTGCAGGGCCTTTCGTTTTCCTTCAGCCGCGAGACCGGCGACAAGGCCACCCGGGCAGAACCGTTCGCCGCCCAGGTCAACGTCGGTAACGTGAGAATGCTCCGGGCCTCCTGGAACGAGGCCCTACTTGATGAATTGCGGAATTTTCCCTTCGGCAAACATGACGACATTGTGGACGCCTGTTCGAGGGCGTATAATGAACTTGGAACGACATGGAATTACAAGGAGTTGTTATGAGCACTTTTGAAGACGGCCTAATTAACGTCCGAAACCAACTTGCCCAGCGGCGTTCAGGGATTGCCACCAATATCGTCAATGCCCCGCGTGTATCAAATTCCGAGCTGCAGCAGCTGAACAAACTGGGTGTCTGCCAGCAAATAATCGACATCAAAACGACCGGGGCCTTGGACGATACCCTGGCCTTCGAGTCTGCCACGGCGGAAAAGTTTTACCTCGACCGGCTCGATGTCTTAGTCCGGGAGGCATGCCGCTACATGTTGGGCTACGGCCGGGCAGTTGTCCTGGTAGCACAGCCTGGAGTTGACCTGTCCAAGCCCCGGCAAGGCCGAGTCAATCCCGACAAGGTCCGTTTGGTCGTTTTCCCCGGTTCCGACGTAACGGCCAGTGACCCGGTGGATGATTTGTTCGACGAACGATTCGACCTACCGACAACGTACCGAGTCAGACATCAGGTAATCCACTGGTCGCACTTGGTGGACTTTCGCTATGTCGAGCCCCCAAGCGACGAAGCCCAGGTGTATAATTTCGGCGGAATTTCGGAACTCGAACTAATCCGTAACGAAATCGTCAACGACCAAATCGTTCAGAGGGCCGGGTCTGCGATAATCGAGAAGAATTCAACGGTCTTCCACAAAATCAAGGGGTTCAAGGAGGCCCTGGCGGCCAACCGCGACAAGGACTTGATTAAGTATTACTCGGCCCTGGCAGACCTCCGCTCGATATACGGTGACGGGATAATCGACAGTGAAGATGACGTTGTGTCTGTGTCTCAAACGCTGTCCGACGTCGCCGATGTGTCCCGATTGACCCTGCAACGATTGGCAATGGTCACGGGTATCCCGGTGCCAATGCTGGTTGGTCAGGCGGTCGAGGGGTTGAATTCCGCAGGAACGCAGGAACAAAACACACTACAGCGGACATTTAATCGTACCAAGTCCTTCCTGATTGACCCGATCAACGAACTGTTGGCGATCCTGGGTCAACCACCGGCCGAGTTTCCCAAGACCAAGGAAGGCACACCGGCCCAGCAGATAGAATACGAGGGCAAGGTTATTGACAACGCCGGAAAACTATTCAACATGGGTGAAGACCACCGCCGCTATTTGGTGGACAAGGCGATCTTGCAGGAAGAGGATTTAGACGCTGAATTCCCGGGGTTCGATGATGGCAAAAAAACGACCGAAACTTAACCGGGGTGAAAAGCTGGTACGTATGCCTGTACCCCCGAGAGCCCAGGAAGCGGCCCTTGTCCGGTTCTGCGAGTTTATCGTCCGGCAAGTTTTCAAACGATGGCGAAATAACGTGTTTTCCCTGACCAAATCCGAGATTGCCAAGTTTGCCGACTCCGAGGCCGCCGCAAAAATGTTGACCCTCACCGACGATAATTGGGCAGTCGAGGCGCAAAAAAAAGCGGCCAAGGTCAAGCGGCGAATCCTTGCTCAGTTATCAGACGAGCGAATCCAAGAAACGGTCGCCGAAATACTGCAAAAGGTTGACCTGTACAACAAGGCCACGTTTTACCGGGCTGTTTCCCCGGTCCTGGGTATCGACACCAAGAATCTGATAAAGGCCGACGGAGCCACATGGGAAATCAACGCCCTGATCAACGAGACGGTAATGTGGATTCAATCACTCCGTGACAAGGCCCTGCAGGAGTCCCTGGAGCATACCCTGCACCTGATGGCCGAGGGGAGAGACCTGGCTTATATAGAGACGACTTATTCCGTCCTCGAGGCCAAGCGGTTGCGCAATGCGTCAACTTTGGCCCGAAACCAGATTGGGAATTTCAACGGTCTGGCAAATAAAATCCGTCAACAACACCTGGGCATCGAGGAGGCGATTTGGTCCACATCCGGAGATGACACCGTCCGGCCCAGTCACCGAGACAGAGACGGTAAACGATACCGGCTCGATGAGGGCTGCTATTCCAGCGTCGATGGCGAATATCTTTACCCTGGCCTCGATTTCAATTGCCGCTGTGATTCCTACGCCGTGATTCCAGAATGAAAAAATAATGTTGACAGGAACTTTGAAAGTCTGTATTAATATAAGACAAGGGGAGGCAAAATGGCACAGTCCATTATTTCCGGTCATTTTTTCGATGCAGTAACTTTTGACGTCGAGCAAAAAACAGCCGTATCAGTACGTGATGGCGTCCTGGAATATTTCGGGCATGAGCTCGGTCTGGAACCTGCAAATAAAATCTTCAAGGTCTATCGGTCCCCCGCACAAATCGCACGCGCCGCAGAAAAAATGGCCGGACTCCCCCTTACTGATGAACACGTCGAGGTAGGCCCGAAGGTCAAACGATCGATTGGTTTGGTTGTGTCTGCCGAGGTCATCGATTTTTCCGATGGGGAAGGGGCCGCCCTAGCGATCAAAAACCGCCTGGAAGTCAAGGCCGAAAGCCTGCCATTACTCGATAAAAAACGTGAACTGTCCCTGGGGTATGAGGCCCGCCTGGAACCGGCGATTGAGTACGATTTTAAGCAGGTGGACATCGTCCCACATCATCTAGCCCTGGTAGAGACCGGTCGCTGCGGAAGCGGCTGCCGTTTTTTGGACAAATCTGGAAAACAGGAGTCAAACGAAATGGATATGGCAAAAATGATCGAGGCCGTCGGGAAGTTCACCGACGAACAGAAGAAAGAATTTTTGGCGAAAATAACCGACGCCCCGACAGCGGCCCAGGTAGTCGAATTGTTGGGCACATTCAAGGCCGAGGAAATCGAAGAAATCAAAGAACAACTGCGAAAATTGATCGACCCGGCTGGCAAAGGCGAAGACGACGACAAAGGCGAAGACGACGACAAAGGCAAAGACGAAGACAAAGACGAAGATGACAAGGAAAGGGTCAAAGACAGCAAAAAAGTCAAAGACTCTGCGGCCCTGGAAGCTCGTTTCGCTGATGCGGTGGCCAAGGCCACTGCAGAACAAGTGGCTAGTACGCTGGCAATTATCGATCGGGCGAGACAGTTTCTCCCTGCCGATTACAAGTTTGCCGGCAAAACCGGTGCCCAGGTGATGCGGGATGCCATCGCCACGCAGCATGCCGGGGTCAGGTTCGAGGATGCCGAGTTGCCTGTGGCGTTTAAGATGCTGCGGCAGCCCGAAACCAAGCCCTTCGCCGACTTTGGCCGGGGTAACATGGGCAAATTCGCAGAACTCAAGGACAAGGAGTGGTAATCATGGCGTTTAATAATCTTACAGCGGACATCGGGCCTTGCGACGCTGGCGAGGCTTTCGGGGACACCAATACGATCTTGTCCGCCCCAAACAATCAAGGGGTGGTAGGCCGTTTCGTGAAAATGTCGAACGGTAAACTTGTCCCCATCACCAGCAAAGATGACGCCTGGGCCGGGGTACTGTTGCGCTCGATTACCGACCCGGTCGATGGGGCGTTGGTGGAATATCCGATCATGGACTACCTGCCCGAGGGCATGGCCACTGTCGAGGCAGACCCGGTCGAGGGGTTGCCAGAGGTCGGGGCCAAGGTGTTTATGACCCCTGACGGGCGAGTTGCCGAGGTTGCCGATACCGGCCCCGCAAACACTGAAATCAATGCAACATTCATCCAGGAAATCAGGACGAACGTCTGGTTTCTCAAAGTGGGGTAGGCTATGGTGAGATTCGACAACATCACAACCGAGATACCGCCCGAGGGGGCCGGTGAGGCTTACGGCAGCACTAATATCATCTTGACCGCCGAAAACGACGGGGCCAAAGTGGGCCGATTTGCGAAATTTTCCAACGGAAAGCTTGTCCCAATGGAGTCCGCCGACGACACACCAGCCGGGGTTGTCCTTCGTGATTTGACCCTGCCGGTGGATACCGACCCCGACGATGCGCCCTTGGTCGATTATTTGGTCAAGGGCCTGGCCACCGTTGAGGCTGACCCCGTCGAGGGATTGCCAGAGGTCGGGGCACAGTTGTACGTCACTGCCGACGGTAGGGTTGCAGAGGCGGCCGGTGACGAGGGAGGTGACTAATGGCAACACACCTGATTGTGAAAAAAAGCGGTGACGATGGAGCCTATACCACTATCGCAGCCGCCATTGCGGCCTCCACGAGCGGCACAAGTGAGGATTGGTCCACCATCACCATTGACGATGACGGGACCTACGATGAACTGATTGATTTCGGGGCCTTGGACTATGTCAAAATCATAGCAGCCGACAACTGCACAATCGCACCGACCGACGCGGCAGCCCTTGTGACGATGGGTTCCACCGCCCCGGCCAACATTCAATTTGACACATCCAACGGAGCTAATCCTACACTGGCCCCTGCCGCATCCCAGGCCGAGGACCTCCCCATTTTCGCGTGGGGCAACACTCACCCCGTGAACCTGCTAGTCAATGGGTGGAAAATGGCCCCAACTGCCGGGACCGGTTGGTTGATTGCCGAGGGTAAGGCCCCTTACAGTGTATTAAAATTGGACAGTTGCGAGGCCTCGGACGGCCCCTGGACAACTGATGAAATACTGAAACTGGACAAGGCAGCGTCCCTGACCGTGCTGGATTGCAACATGGAGAATGTTGAGACTGCCGAGGTGTTCGCGCAAATCGGCCCCGAGACAGTCGTCGATATTCAGCGCAGCAGCTTAGAGGCTGACACACTGTTGGCCATCGAAGGGCCGACCGCCGGAACTGGTGGAGAGCTGTCGGTAATCAACAATATCTTTGTCCTGCGGGATGTCAACAAGGTTTTTCTCGACCTGTCCGACGGCGTTAATGCCACCGGTGGCCTGATTGCGCACAACCTGTTTGTGCGCTTGGGCGAACCCAGTACCCTGGTCACAGCCATCAAAACCCCGTATAACAATGTTGACGTAAGCAACAACATATTCATAGGCCTCGGGACCGTGGGGACCATTGACGGAGCCGTCACGGTCACGGCAAATAACAACTGTGTTTATGACTGCAACGCTGGATTTGTTGGCAACTGGGCCGAGGTCGGGACCGTTATCACGGACCCCAAACTGGGTGACGGCGGCGATCTGGAACCGGACTCCCCCTGCATTGACGCGGGCATTGACATCCCCACGGTAACGGTTGATCTCCTGGGCCGCCCCCGGCCATCCCCCGAGGGTGGAAAATGGGATATTGGGCCGCATGAGCTGCCGCAGGAGGACCCCGGCCCTGGACCCGATCCCGAGCCCGAGCCTGGAAACGAGTTGATCAATGCGACGTTCGTTCGTGAAGTCGCTGAAAATGTTTGGCTTATTTTGGTCAAGTAACGGAGAAAAAAAAATGGCGACAAAGTACGCAAATTTGTTCAATCTCGATTCAATCGAGAAATTCTTGGAGTCCGGCAACCAGCGCGGATTCACCGATGCAGCCTCGGGGATCGTCCTGGGTCGGATGTTGACCCATGTTGATCCGGAAATTTTCACCCTGAAATATCCCGACCTGGCCTTCATGAACGCCGGGTTCACGGTGGATAATTCCGGGGGATACGTCCAAAAAATCCAGTCCTTGCAGAACACCGCCGCCGGTTCGTTCGCCAAACAGCGCGACCGCAGCGATGGTAAAGGCAAAATCACCCTGGAGGGTCGGGATTCGACGATTGACGTTTTCCCCTGGTCCGCTGAATCGCAGTGGGACGACGACGAAATCCACGAGGCCGAGCTTCAGGGGATCAACCTGCCCCAACGATTGATCGAGGCGCACAACGAAATTTACCAGCAAACAATCGACAAGATGATTGCTGACGTGGCCTTGGATTATGCAACCTGGGGGAGCTACAGTAATAACTCAAACTTCAACTCCAAGAAAAACAACGACTTATACGCTGTTTTTGCCGACACTTTAACCACCCAATGGAGCAATGTTAATAACGTCGGCTCGTACATGGCCAACACGATCATCACCAGTCCGGCAGTTGTGAATCGGCTCAATAAGGATTTACTGTCCGTGGATGGCCAGAGTGCTATGACGGTTATGGCCGCATTGAGGGCCAACTTCCCCGGATTGCAGGTCATTGCATCGCACCACGCCGCAGGCATCGGAACCGGCAACAAGGACGTGGCCCTGTTCGTGTCTACCAGTCCGCAGGTGGCAAAGATCCGGATCCCGTTGCCACTGACCATCGGTGAGGTGGTCAGGCCGACGCCGTTTACCTATTTGGTCGAATCCAAATTCCGCATCGGGGGCTTCGATTTGCTGCAGCAAAAGGGCGGATTCATCCTGCGGCAGGTGTAAGGGGGGGGTCGTGAGTCTGGCTTCTGATCTGAAACAGCGCTATCCCGAGTTTTCCACCTGGGAAAATGCCACCATCGATGCCCAGGTGTCGGTGTGGCCGTGCTATTTTGGAGGCCAGTATTCCGACTGTAACCGTGAAATAATTCTAAACCTCGTTGCTCACCTCCTGACTGTTGATTCGGGGGGTGCGGCAGCGATGCCGACTGCAACCAGCCGGACCGTGGGAAGCGTCTCTGAGTCCTACGCTCAGCAATCAGATTCGACCAATCTTGCGGCGTTTTTTGGTGCCACCAAATACGGGCAACGGTATTTATTCCTGACCCAGACGAGGGCAGCCGGGAGGGCGTTTTTCGTATGAAGCCGACCGACACGCTGAAAACGATGGAAGACTACCAAAAAAAACTCAATGATGCCCTGCGCTTGGTGGTCAAGGTCGGTCTGCCCGAAGGTACCGGGTCCGGGGTTTATCCAAACGGCCAGACGGTCATCGAGGTAGGGGCTATCCACGAATACGGCGCAGGCGTTCCCCGCCGGTCCTGGTTGCGGATGCCGATGGAGTTGCACAGAAAAGAGCTGGCAAAATTCATCGCCAAACAATTTGACCTTGTGACAGGCCAAAATGTCGACGCCAGAAAAGCCCTGGGCTTGGTCGGGGTAAAGGCCCGGAATTATTCGTCCGAGGCCTTCCGAACGAACGGCTACGGGATGTGGCCTGCATTGGCCCCATCGACGGTGAAATCAAAAGAGAGGCGCGGAAAGCAGACGCCCTTGATTGACACCGGGACACTGCGACAATCTATCACCTGGAGGGTCGAATGATGTTACCAAACGTCAAAAATGCCCTCACTGGATGGATGCAGCCGGTCAAGGTCAAGGCCGTTACCCGGACAACCGTTGATTTTGTCCTGTCCGAGTCTGTCACTGTCCGGGTAATTCCAGCGGTGGTGCAGCCGACGCAAAAAACCAGTCTGAATGCCGACACCCTGAATTGGTCGCAACCGCACATCACGATCCACACGCCCGAGCGCGTGCACCTGGGTGAGGTGGTCGAATGGATGGCCGCAGATTACAAGGTGGTCGAGGTCGCAGATTGGTCGCAGTATGGATACTTCGAGGCGGTCTGCGAGGCCACCGGAAAGGCAGTCTTGCAGGAAACGGAGGCACCATGAGCAGCCCTATCGTCAGAGTTGCCCGGGTTATCCGCGACCTGCTGGCTATCCCGGAGGCCCAAATCAAGGTCGGGCGCATCGACTGGGAGCGTGAAAGTTTCGACACCGAGCTAGTCGCTGTCGATGCCCTGTCCCCTGCCGAGCCTCTAACCAGGGGCGAGATATTCGATGGAGAGGCCGAAAAAACGACCTTTGACCGATTTTCCCGGTTGCCGATGGTGATTGATTTTTTGGGGGCAGATGCCTGGGGAAGGGCGGTAAAGTTCCAACTTTTGGCCGATTCCGAACGGTCACGGCAGTTACAACTCGAACACGGTGTCACGGTCGGCCACGTCCAGCGAATAACCAATGTCGCAGCTCTTGTCGGGGCGCAACATACCGAACAGGTCCAGGTTGAATTGTCGGCATTTTACTCTGATTCCGTGTCCATAGACACCAAGCGAATTGATACCGCACAACTCGAATTTTTGAGGAGTCTATAAAATGGCTGAAATTACTAACGTTATCAATGTGGCCTTGTTGCCCGAGGGGAAGGCCGCCGCCGCAACGAATATGAACGTTGTCGCAATCATTACCAAAGAGCAGGGCGTCTTGTCCACCGCCGAGCGCTACCGGACCTACAAGTCCGCCGCTGCGGTCGCTGGGGATTTCGGGACATCTTCGGAGGTCACCGCCTACGCCAACACCGTTTTTGCAACCAGCCCCAACGCTATTAATTTTGGTGGGGCCTTGGTCGTTGGTTATTGGCGGGGGGACAGCGAAACAGTACCAGCGACTCCGGGTGTTTTGACCGGTGCCGAGATTGACCCTGACGCCGCCCTTGCTGCACTGCGGCGAATCGACAAGGGCTCGATGCGCATCACGATAGTTAACAAGACCTACACATTGATCAACCTGGATTTTACCGGCTGCAAGGATTTTGCCGCCTGTCTGGCCAAGTTGAAATTTGACGACGAGGGGAATGAGGCTAGTGTCAGGCTGGAAAATAACCGAGTCGTCATCGCAACGCAGGCCACCGGTAAAGGCAGCGACGTTGGGTTTGCCATCGAGGGGGCCGAGGGGGACTTTATCGGCTCCATCCTTGGCTTGACCGACGGGTGCGGTGCCTCAACCGTTGGAGGGGCGGCCCCCGTGACGCGGCCCGCCGAAACCAAACTCGCCGGAATCACGGCCATCAGCGCACAGGTGCAGATTCGAGGGGCGATGTTCATCGACGAAATCGCTGATAGTGACATCGAAGACCTGGCCACTTGGTCCAAGGCGAACCAGGTCCTGATTTACGAGGTTTTTTCCGGGTCCGAATATTTCGCGTTGAACACATCGACTAACCCGGTCTGGGCTAACACGCTGTCGGGGCTGGATACGTTCCGGTGCCTGTACAGTAAGGCGGGCAACCGAAAACTTGCAGCGTCCTACATGGCCAGGGCTCACACGGTCAACTTCAACGCCGAAAACTCGGCGATGACGATGCACCTGAAAGAGCTGGCTGTACCTGCCGAGGATTACAGCCAGACCGAAATTGACAATGCCAAGATCGTAGGGCTGGACCTGTTTACCACCATCAAAAATAGCCCGGTTGTGTTGACCTCCCCGGCGAATGATTTCGTTGACAATGTCTACAATCTGATTGCCTTCATCGATTCGGTCCAGATCGACATGTTCAACCTGTTAAAAATGACCGGAACAAAAATTCCCCAGACAACGCCCGGCGTCCTGACCATGATTGATCAGGGCGAGAAAACAACGCGCCGCTTCGTCCGGGCCGGGGTGTTTGGCCCTGGGGAATGGTCCAAGCCCGATTATTTCGGGGACTACAAGACCTTTTTTGACAACATCCGCGAGTACGGTTTTTATTGGCAGGCCGGTTCGCTGGCCGACCAATCGACGGCAGACAGACAGGCGAGAAAGTCCCCTGTCCTGCAATGTGCGGTAAAAAACCAGGGGGCCATTCATTCGGCCGATGTTGTGATTAATTTCAACCTGTAGGAGGCAAAAATGGCCGTTATTAATTATCCAGCCGACGCATCGACATTGATCTTGAACGGGTTTCCAATTACGGAGTTTGCCGAGGGAGATTTTGTGACCTTGGAACCGCAGGGTGAGGTCACTGTGGCCGTCAATTCCGCCGGGGGTGGAACGGCAATTTCGCAGCCCATCAATTCGTTCGAAGCGATTTTGACGATCCGGGTGCAGCGAAACAGTGGAAACGACGCCCTACTGAACATGTGGCGCAATGCCGTCCCGGCCCTGGTTTTTGATGGGGCAATTAAAACGTTGTTTACTCGGGACAACGCCCCAGTCATCGAGACCGTCGAGCTGCGCACTATGCACATCACGGAGGCCCCCGGCCCCGTTTTGAACAACATGGAGCCGGAACACGTCTCTGAGTGGAAATTCCGAGTCCGAGAGGCCAAACGGAAGGTGGCATAATGGATCAACTTGAATTGTTGCGACAAATCCACGAAACCGGCCTAATCGAGGTCAACGGCAGGGAGTATCGGTTAACCAGGATGCGGCATAAGCAACGCCGGAAGGTTTTTGCATATTTTACACACATCAAAGACCAGCTCTCCGATGGCGATTTCGGGTTCATGGATTCGGAAAAATTCGACGATGTCATGGCCACCATCGCAGACGTGACAACGTACGATGGGGCTTTACTTTCCCGACTGGAAACGCACTGGGACAACTACCCGCAGGATTATCTTAAATTCGTCACTGCGGCCATGGGGGGCATCAGTTACCCTTTTTTAGCAGAAAACCTTACCGACTCGGTGTCCCCAGGCGTCCCCAGGGAGAAAATCTAATCCGGTTCACGAACCTGGATGACGACAAAATGACGTTGTTGTCGTTGGTGAAGGCGGGTTACGGCTCTTTGGCAGAACTAGAGGCCCTGGACACCGGCGATTTTCTGGACTTGGTAGAATTCGAGTCGATTTCCAGGGACATTGAGGCGCACTACGTCGAAAAAGCGCATAAGAGGCGGTAAATGGCCGTAGTCAATGAGGTTATTACAAAATTTTCGTTCAAGGGGTCACTGGAGCCTCTGGCCGAATTCAATGCCGGGCTAAAAACGGTAGTTAAACAATCGGCCCTGATGGCGACTACTCTTGCAGGTGCGGCTACCGGAACCGCAGTCTGGGCATCCAAACAGCTGGATAGTGTCGCTGCAATGCGAAACTTTGCCAGGGCCCAGGGGGTGGGTGTCGAGGCCCTGCAAAAACTACGATTTGCGGCCACACAGGACGGGGGAACTGTCGAGGCCCTTGATGCGTCAATAGCAGGGT